ATGCACCATATTGTCGAAAAACAGTACCGGCGATCGATCCAATACCTGCCCAACTCATAATTTATTCCTCAATTAAGATGAAATGACAACCCAATAACCGCTTGCTGCACTGTAAAACATATCAATGCCGTCCCAATCAGCGGCTAATGCAAACGTCGGATTATTGTCGATATTTTTACCATTACCCGAGACAGTGACCGCCCCATTGGTGCGTTTGACAAACACATTCTCACCATCTTGAGGGTTTGCGTTGAGTGTGACCGTAACGGGTTGTGTACAAATGATTCGTTGATTGTTTGTTGTGGTGGTATCGGCAACGGCCTCCGAAATCAAAGAGGATGGAATCACTCGATTGGCATTGCCCCCGCTTCGTCGCCATAGGTCATCAAGAAAAATAAACGCAAGGGATTCTAAAATGCCTTCCTCGGTTGTAAATCGAGCCTGACTTTCAAATAAGACGGCATCGGTCATGCTTCGGCGTTCCCAATACCTTCAGCGTCTAAAATTACCGTTCTTACGGGATCAGCAATCGTTAACCTAAACACCCGTTGATAAAAACTGCCCAAGTTATGGAATTTTAAGCGGGTAGCGTACTCACCAATCTTGCCCAATGTTGCGTATTTATCGTGGGACCATGTTTTGCCCCCATCATCTGAATAATTCAATATGGCTTGTGGGTTTTCAGTCCCATTGCCTACCCCACTTTCGATATCGATTTCCAAGCGATCCATGAATACCCGGCTGCGATTTCCGTGAATCGTAGGGGTTGAGGCCACTCGATAAATGGTTTCACCGTTATCGTCGTACAACTCTAAGCTGGATTTATAGATTTTCCCAATTCGATAGTCTGCGACGTAGTGGGTTTCATTAAGAAAGGCATAATCGGCCCCTAAATGGCGTCCCGTTCGCCCTGTGCGACGTTGTGACCACGCCCTGCCTGTATCCCTCACGGATGAATCATAAACCCACGTTGTGTTGCCTGAAGGGAACGTGATCACTAAAAACGAGTGACCCTCTTCTTCATACGCATATGTGTAGGCGTCAGCAAACGTTGGGTAGGAATTAATCGCCGTTTCGATGGCATGGGTTGATACCCGTTCAGCCTTAAAACCCACCCCATGATAAACCACCCCATCATCACCCAACCAATAAATGGAGTTATCTAACTGAATAGGGGTGTGGATGGCTCCGCAGCCTTTCTCTAATGCCGTTCCGGTAACTTCTCGAAAAGGAAAATTAACCTCATCCCCTGTATAGGTCCAAATATTCGTGCTGTTTGTGCCAAACAACCAAATATAAGCATGATCCGCCAAACTGCTCACCAATAAATCAGGATTAGTGGTGATTTGATCAAAATTTAAGGCATCAAAATTCAGCCCATCATAGGAATTGGATATAAAAAATTGATTCGTACCTTTGCGTATAAAGATAAAGCGGGTATTGCGGTAAATTACAATATCACATGGAAACCATGCTGGATCGAGGATACGCTGCAATCCCAATGAAGCAGAATAGATATAACCATCCACTCCATTAACGATACACAATTCTTTGCCACTATCAGCCATACTGACACGGCCTGAACCCGCAATAATCCCCAGACTCGACACGACGCCTGCTGTTGATATCTTATACAGCGTCGTATCGGATACGGCGTATAAATCCCCTAAAAATTCATGCATACCCCGTATTGGAAAGGAACTAATATCAACAAATAATTCGGTTCCTGGCGTTGGGTAGGTAACATAGGAAGACTTGGATGAATCCGGGTTAATCTCGACGTAGTAATTGATCAGCTCTTGGGCATTGGCATTTAAGGATCGGGTTGCGTAGGCACGTTCACCAAAGGGTATTTTCATCGATGATCTTGTACCTGAAGATAGACGGACGTATTTTCAGCATCCCAACCCAATACTTCATCTAAAGCCGTTTTTGCTTCGGCGCGTATTTGGGATAATCTATTGGTTGCAACGCCATTTCGATGAGCCAAACTGGAGGCTAAATTCCATTCAATGGCATATTCCCATTCGACAGGGAAATCAAAGTCATCGGTTGTGGACACCATATCCTCGAAAGGACGTTGATAGACCAATTCAATCGTTTTACCGGCTGTATTGGCATCAGCCGTATTAAAGACATACAAAACCCCAAGTGTGTCTTGAGGATCGTAATAAATCTCGTTAGGAATACCTTCTGAGGTTTTGTCGCCTAATGCCCAATATTCTTCCCGTGAGATAATTTCTAAAGGATTATCATCAGAGGCCGTTTCTCGATACCATGCATCGGTAATCATCAAAGGACGTTCGGTTAATCCTGTTCCCCCTGGCCCGCACGTGTAACTCATGGTGCCTTGCGTTAAGGTGATCGTACCGCGCTTCATGGTAAACAACTCTAACCCGTAGGTAATAAAGCGTTTTAGTAATTGGTTTAAGGCTCTTTGTGCTGAGCGTATTTGTTGATCCGATAAAGGTTCACTGGGATCGATTACCCGACAAAGTTCATACGCGCCGGTAATGATATCCAACATATTGGATCGGAATGTGGTGACACCAGAAGTGGCCATAAGGTCATCCTAAAGAATATAATCAAAAACAAAATGCGTTATTTGTCCCGCATTATTCACGGGTTTGCTATATAGTACGCGACTTGGTGAAACATATTTTCCATTACCTGACAATCCAATATCACCATCATCAACACTAAATGTAGGGCTTGTATTAGCTGGTTGAATCCGGTCAATTAACTCAAAAGCCCCGCTGCATAATCGATAAACGCTGGTTCTGCTTGCCCCTTCAATTAAAGTCATTCGTTTTCTGCTCTTGGTTCAAAGAAGGCGATTTCCGAATCACTCATAGCGACTGAGTAACCAAACCATGCGTCAGCGGCACCGGCTGGTGCAATATCTCCACCGAAGACAGTTTGTATTTCGGTCCATATATCGCCAGAACGAGAAAATATATACCCTCTTCCTCTTTGAATGCCCATACTGGCGTGTCCTGGCGATCCAATTGCGAGATAATTTCCTCGACTTGCTACAGATGATTTCGTGACATAATCCAAACTGATCGAATAGAATCCTGATATACCAAATAGGTAAGTTTGTGTTGCATCACTGGCCATTATTTTTTGCAGTTGCGTCCAAGTCCCGTCTCTTTTTTCAAAGAAATAAACAGCGCCCTTACCTAATGATTCCACTTCACTAATAAATAAACTGTTTCCATTACCTGTAATAAAGGTGTTATATCCAAATTTGTAATCATTGGTTCTTATCGTTGGGGTAATGGTTTCGCTGGTAAATGTTACCCAATCGTCGGTGGTGGTTAAGACAAAGGCTTTGCCTTGTTTGGTGGCGGTCATTTCTGGACCAGACACTAAAATTCTATTTCCGTCATCGCTAATACTCATATGAAAACCGAATTTCCCAACGTCTGTGTCTACATCGGCTGAAACAATGGTTTTCACCTGATCCCATCCACTCATCGTTTCTTTATGGATAAATATCGCGCCATCGCCACGTCCCCACGCATTACTGACAATGGTTGTCCCGTCTCCACTGATAAAGGCTAACGCACCAATGTGATCGGTATTTACAAAGGTTTCGTTATATGGAAGTTGCGCGGGTGTTCCCAGTTTTACTCCATTTCGTGTCTGTACAAATACCTTCCCCACACCGAAGGCACCACCACCCCTACTATAAGGCGCGGTTGTTGTTACGCATTTATTTCCAGTTTCATTAAAATCGATACTCGCCCCATATCGATCTAAGGCTGTTGGTGATTGTATTTGGGTTTGCTGTGATTGCGTAGGCGGTGGTCCGACACAATCAACAAAACCGTCTTGCGATTCCGGTCGTGTCCACTCGACACTCTGAGTGTCTTTTATGCCTCGACGTTTTTCTTGTGGGTGACGTAATTCAAAGTCTTTTCGGCAGACATATACCCCATCCCAACGGCGTCGTCCTTCTGAGGCTTTGAATTTAAATCCGCATACGTCGCAGATGAAATTCCAGTTGCCATGGTCGTAATAATCCGAAGCACCCAATTTAAGCGGCCCACATATCAGGCCAATACCGATTGCCTTTTTTAATGTTTTCTATTCTATCCATAATGGTCAAATTATCCTCACAATGTAATCCGCACACCGTTTTACCCAACAATGGAACGATATGGTCTACTGTTTGTTTTACACTTTCCGCTTGTTCATAAATTTGAATAATTTTCGATGTGTTTGCCCATTTTGGCATTGCTGCTTTTTTTAACGCCCTTCTTTTTGCTTCATATGCTGTATATCTACCTCTATTGTTTTTTTTTTAGAATATATTTTATTCAATTTCTCTTTATTTTCTTCTCTGTATTTTTTGGATTTAATCTTTTTTTTCTTGCTATTCCTTGCATCGGAATCTAACCGAACTTGTTTTCTTTTTTCTGGATTATTTTCCACCCATTTTCTTGCTCGTTTATTGGCTTTTTCTTTATTTTCTTTCGCCCAATCGGATGCTCGCTTTATTTGTTTATCACGATTTGCTTTGTACCATTTAACGTAATTTTTTGAATCACATGATTTACATATTGGCCGTAAATTATCTTCATGTTGTTTTGATTTATAATAATCAATAATAGGTTTTTTAATTTGGCATTTAGTACAGATTTTTTGCCGGTTTAAGTCTGTTTGGCCCATACATATTCTCTTTAATTAATTTCGCATAAATCGGTATAAGCCTTTTTTACCAATTCTTTCGACGAATATATAAGGCGATGATTCTGGAATAACACCATTAAGACCACATCCAATTTGGAAATAACTATTTCCATTTAATCCTTTATCGTCCCCAACTATTATTTTTTTTGCTTCCCAAGGTTGATCAACTCCCGAATTTTTCGTTAGTTTGAATAAAGCCGTACGTGTATTGATACTACCTAATTCGTTATAGGCTAAAATCCAAATTTCGTTATCATTGATCGCTCTGGCGAAATACAATGGCGCTATTCTGTATGGTTCTGGAACCGTCCAACGTTTCACTGCATTGGCATTATCCGTAATACTTTTCAAATAATTTGTTGACCCAACAATATCTGTTGTAATCCATACCGCTTCTTTTGTGAACGTTAATCCAGTGGGTCCAGGCGTGTCCAATTCATTTATAACTGTGTATGTTTGTAATTGATCTTGAGAAACTGCAATTCCACGGGCTGATATTTCATCTCCCCAACTTATATAAATATTATTATTAAAAGGGTTTACATGGATAGAATGTATATGACGCTGAGTGGGGAAATCTTCTGAAAATAAATCAATCCGATTCCAATTATTACCGTCAAACTTCCATATAAATTGCCCACCTGTACCTGTAAGTGTATATGCCGATGTATATAAGTTTTCATTTGCGTCTTCACCCCATGTCCAACTAAACCAGTTATGTGGGTTATATGCTATATTCCATGTTATTGCTTTTGTAATTATTTTTGTTATGCCATTAACTTTATATAAACCTGTTGATTGGGCAAAGTAGAAATTACCACTTGAATCCATTGTTAATGTTGAATAATTTGCATACGGTGGGATATCTACCCAATGGTTCCATGAATCACCATAATCATCCGAATATTGAATGCTTCCATAATACGAAAATTCTAATTCATATTTTAATACCCAAATCCTACCTTGCTTTATCGGATCATAAAAAGGTAAGCCAATATCCTTTTTATAAAGCATTAAAATCAACCTCTAACTAAAAACGTTGGTGCTTTTGTGTTTTTTGGTTTAAATCCCATGCCTGAACTACTAAAATGAAAAACGATTGCATTAGTTGTCGTTAAGGGATCAGTTGTTGATGACCAAATAGATGAGAAAGCGCCAATATTATCAAATACTGTTTCATCTATAAAAAGTGCCGGTGCTTCCGTGATAAATAGAGTATTCATTTCTACGCAATTTGGAACACGCCAATCACCATGTCCTGCTAATAAGGAGGTATTTGCTTGAGCGGCATACTCGAACACATGTTCATTATTGACCGCGTCTGTCCAAAATAATGCACCATCGTTTGTTGGACCAATTTGATTACATCTTTCACGCGCCCACATTAAACCCGTCACATTATCTATTGCTACTTTATTAGCAAGTGATTCAACTTTTGCATTGACAGTTATATTGGTATTTCCTGAATATTGTCCGGTTGATAATAATGTATATGATTTAGGTAAACCTTTCTCTAAAGCGCCATCATCACCAGCAAAATAGCTTGTTGTTTGTCCTGTTGCGAGTAATCTCCCGGCAGCACTGGTTCCTATAACTGAGCCAATTGGATTCGCTTGTATGACTTTAATCCCCATAATTTAACCCTTCTGCAATACGTGAAAATCAACTGTACCGGCTGCACCGGCTGTTTGATTAACTCGTATGGCTTCTAATGGTGTATCAAATAGGCTTAATGCAATAGTGGCTGTCAATCCTGTTGCCCCAGATATTGTAAAAATATCATCGGCAGCGGGTGTACCTGCGGCTGGGTCTGTTGTATCGGAGGCTTGATTCAATTTCTTTAATGTCCCTTCCACATCAACGGTCGCAACACCTGTAATGATGATATTTAAAGAATATTCGCCAGCACCCCATCGATTTAATGGTATCCACGGTTTCGCACTAATCGCGGCGGTATTTTCTTGTTTGACGTTAATATAATTAGACATAAATCACCTATTAAATGTTTGTGAAAAAAAGGGGGCGAACCCCCTTTCGTCTATTAACTGTCACGTGCTGGTAAGATATAACCAGAAGCCGTAATGACACCTGTCGCATAGTTTTCAAACATGCCCACACCATCACAGTCAATTAAGACTTCACCGACTGTATCGGCATGAGAAGCGACGTTATAAGCGACGGTGCCTGAATTGGCGGTTGTGTCGTTATCAATCAAAATATCGCCTGTTGCTTTTAAGGAATGGTATTCGTTCCAATTCACTTGGCAATTGGTTAAATCCTTACCTGTCGCACAAAGAATCATCGCCAAGGCATTCGCATGATCATGAACGACAAGATTGTGATTACACACCAATCGATCCAAATCGTCCGTAATGGAAAGAAAGGAATTAATCGCGGCGTCAATGGCGCTTGAGACACAACCCTCTATATGAAGACCATCAGCGGTATTGGCGGCCCCTGTTGCGGCGATAACGTCCACATAATTGAGATTGGCACCGCTTTCGTTAAATTCGCAATTCAATAAATTGAACTCTGCGGCAGTCACATCAATGGCGTTCGTTACATCGGCAAAACCGGCGGTAAAGACAATATTCATCATAGTCACATTGGCAGCGGATACGGCGACAGCGGCAGCTGCAGCGGTTGTGAAGGTAACTGTTGGACGCGACGTACCAGAGCCTAAACCGATAATGGCAACATCGGCTACATCGGCAGTAATACCACCATCTGCGATAACGGTTTCCGTATGACCGGGTTTAACGATAATAATATCGCCTCGGCTTGCGATACATTTACCGATCGCAAAATCAATCGTTGCAAATGGTTTTTGAAATGATCCAATATTGCCATCATTACCACCAACAACACCGGCTGGAGGGGTAATACTTGAACCGTCAACCCAGAAAACTTCTCCAGGGTATTGCATGGTCAATGGTAATCCACGCACGGTAACTTTGTTAAAACCATTAGGATAATTTGAAAAAGACATAGTGATTCCTATGAACCCCTATGGGGTCAGTTGAATTTTCATAGTTCAAAAAAAAGCCCCTATTAAGGGGCTTTGAGTTTAGGCGGGTGCCGCACCATACAATGCGCGAGGATCACCTGTAGTGACACTAAAACGTACTGTGGATTTGGCTTTGGCATTATCCGTATTGAAGTCGTTATCTTGCGTGAAATCCACCGCACGACGATCGAAATAACACATACCGGAAGAAGGTACGTTGGTTCGGATAAACCAATTGTTGGCGTCCGTAAAATAATGATTCACTTTAATGCCGCCGGGTAGTGCATTGGTCGCACGCAGCACGTTACTTGCGTTATTGGCCGTATCGTTTTGAAGGATCGACTTCAATATACGATTGGCTTCAAACCACAATTGACGTGGGACGTGAAGGGATTGACCCATGAGCGAGATTTTTAACCCTCGATCGTTGGTAGCGCCCATGATTTGAATCAGCATATCTTCAATTGACGCCTCGGCTAGTGTCGCAGGAACCGCTAATTCATTAGACCATGTACCCCCTGTGGAATTGGGATGAACCAGTGATATTAACTCAACACCATCACCATAGGTATAAGACGCATTAAACGCCCGGTTATAGACATTCGCGCACACGTTCTCTTGAGTCTGTCGCATTGAGAAGGCTAAGGATTCTGCCCGTCTCATGGAAACATCCTCGTAAAGGTTGTCGTCCATTTCCTCGCGTGTGACGATATAACCCAAACCATAAACGATATGGGTTGCCCGTGTTAAAAAGCCTTGTTGGTGCGAATCATAAATGACCGCGCCGCCCTGTGATTTAATGGGGGCCAATCCAAAGGACGTACTTTGGACCAATTCTTCATACGCCTTATTCGAATCCTTCTTATCAAATAAGTCGAAACATTCCATAGGATGTTCGCTGTATTTTAGACCCCAAAAATCATACACCCCAGGCCATAACGCTTTTGGATGGTTGCCAGTTGTGATAATTGCCATGATTTATCCCCTATACCCCGGCTACGCCGACGCTGCCATATTGGTGAACATTAAAAGAACACAACCATTTGGCTTGATTACCGATGGCGTTATCTTCCCGTTGTACTAAGCTCTCGATGGCAATAACCAAAGTAGACGTAGTAGCCGCTGTGGTTGAATCCAATTCCATTGCGGACAGACCTGATGTAGTAGAGCCTGAACCCACAATCACATCGGCATTACTGCCTACATCTGTGATGGGCATGAAATTAGTGTCTGAGTCTTCTTGGATTTCAAAAAGAACATTTGGATCGGTGTTAACCAGCGCATACCGTAAGGTAGAGGCTTCTCTGTGTTTTAATTCCAGGTTAGAGCCTATAGGCTCAAAAGAATCAACAATGCCGCAGGGTTTATCGCCCGCTGCTGCTTGTGCGATGCTGGGAATACCATTCGCATCGGCTGTACCGGAAATCTTAACAATGTCACCTACAAATGTTGCCGTAGTGTCTGCTGCTAAAATCGCCATTCGTGTTAATTGTCCTTCATGAAAGCCGCTTTTACTGCCTACAATGCGACATCCTGAAGGTCGGTCTTCATTAGCCATTTACCTTCCCCTTATAAGTTTTCCCGGTCGATTCTGTTTTTACCGCCCGGTATGTATTGATTTTGACTTTCGCCGGGATTCAACATTTGGTTTTCGTTGGAGGTAATTTGCTTTTGTTTAATGGCTTGATTCTGTTCATACCAATCCTTGCGAATTTTCATGAGATATAAACGACTTCCATCTGAACCGGCTGGTTTACTGACCAATGATCCCAAGTCTGTGTTTCCCGCTTTATCTGTGCCAACTTCAATTCCTTCTTTAGCGACAAAGGTGTAGCCGCCTTCTAAAAGTTCTTCGAATTGAGCTGGCAGTGCCCAATAACCTCGTTCATTTTTTTTCAGCCCTTTGACTGTCAATTTCAAACGAGGTTGACCGGGTGGAATTCTTACTTGTGTTTCTCTTAATTGACTTTCTCTTGGTTGTTTAATCATTGCTCGGTCCTTAATAATGGTTTAATCCCACTCGTAAGTTGCTAAGTATTTTTCCACCGTAAATTTAGGGATGGTCTTAACAAAACGATCACATGCCTGCTTTGCTTCTTTTGGTAAGTCGCTATAACTCTTTCCTGCCTTACTGGATGTTTTGGTGTGCGAACCTTCACTCATAGCCGAAGGCTCCTTTTTGTTTGGGTTTTCAAATCGATCAGGAAATTCTCGCTTCACTTTGCGAGTGACCGCGCTATAGACTTCTTGCATGGTTTTAAATGAACCGGCATCGATGTAGGCTTTGGCGTACATATTGGCCTCGCCTTTTAATTCCATGTCGGTGTCATACCAAGGGTTTTGTGTTAACCATTGGTCAAATTCTGCATTGGTCTTGGGTGCTGGCTTGGCTTCTTCCTTGAGTTGGTCGATCTCCTCATCAATCTGATTGACTTTTTCACCATCGGATTCGCTAATGGCTTCGGCCTTTTGAACCTTTAATTCATCGATGGCTTTCTTAACGGCTTTTTCTTTCTGTTTGTTTTGATCTTCAACTAACTGGGTCATTGTGGATTGCATTTCGCTAACTTGATCCACTAATTTCTTGTTGCGCTCTTTTAAGATAGTGGCGTGTTTATTGCCATCTTCGATGAATTGCTTGGCGGTCTTCCATCGTTCAGGATCGCCTTTATAATTCTCTTGGTCGGTCCAACCTTGCAAGGTCGCAAACTTAATTTCGTCGTCGGTTGAACTATCTGTGAATACTTCCTCTGCTTTCTTTTCCGGTTCCATGTCTCTATCCTATTACCGCAATTACGTCGGTATCGTTAATAATCTGATGTTTCTTTCCTTCTAGCGTGATGTTAGAGCCAGCGTAAAGATCATAAATAATTCGATCCCCTTCTTTGGGAATAAGACCTTTCCAATCCTTAAAACTATCGCCACCAGCGGAAACCAAAGTCCCTTCTATCTGTTTGACTTGTTCTTTCCTTACGTCATTTTCTGGGATGTAAATTCCAGCTCGTTTTGCGGCCTTTAACTGCGGATCGGTATCGGCTATATCATCCGGTAGAACTAACACTCTGCCCCATACGGGTTGTATCGTCTTCATCAATATCTTCCTCGTAGTAACTTGCTATATCTTCGTATTCCAATTCAATAAAATCCTCATACATGCGTAAGGCTTCATGGATACGTGTTTGCTCTACATCGCCCAATAAGGTGCCGCTAATGGCGGCATCCTCGATAAACGACAATATGTCGTTTTTTCTATCTTGGTGGAGTTTTATCACTAACTGGGTAATCGGGTGTTCCTTCCAAAGAAGGAATTCCTCACTGTCCAGGTTGAGTAGGCTGTTGCTGTTGCTGTTGCTGTTGTTCGCGTTCGGCATTTTGTTGGTCCAACATGGCTTTTACGGTTTCTCGTTGTTCTTTCATGGTATCCAGACGTTGTTTATATTGGTCGAGCTGTATACCTTCCTCGGCGGCTTCGGCTTTGGCCATTGCCAATATTGAATCGGCTTCTAACTTAATAATCTGTGCATCGATTAATGCCAACTTGCCCCTGAGTTCTCTTGATTTGATTTGTGAATCCATTTGGAATTTGGCGGATTCGATTTCGATCTTTGGGTCGGATGGGGGCTGAATTAAGGCTTGCCCTTTCTCATCGACTGGGAATATCTCTTGTACCCCCGGCACGTGCATGGCTTCTAAAATCCGTAATTCTACGGCAGAAGTGTTGTATCCTTGCACGGTTTGTGAGCGTTGCGCTAAGGCTTCGACACGTTGCAATCTTTGTGTATCCGAAACAATGGTTGGATCGGCGGCAGGACGAATATCCGTCGCATCCCCTAAGTAATCTTGTTGGAATATCTTGCCTTCGCGCCCTTCATCCAAAATGGTGTAATATTCTTCGGGGTCCAAATATTCCCGATTGAGTTCATATCTCAATCTGAATTCATCCCTTAAGGAACGATAAATCCGTTTATAGATTGAGGTATACACCTTCATACCTTCTTCTAAAGCCGCCATTGCGGTTGTCGCTGGCGTATTTTGTCCTGGCGTTTTACCAACCATCATGTCGGATACGGACGACAACCGTTCGCCGTAATCCACCAAAAAGCCTAAGACTTGAAATAACACGCTCGACGGATCGCGCACGGGCAAGGGAACGATCGCTTTGCGTAAATCATCCCCGTTGACATTGACGTTTTGCCATTCGCCTATCTTAAACTTGAGGCGTCCACCTTTAAGCCTGGCCGCCCTTCCTAAAAAGCCCCCTTGTCGATTGGCTAAGGTGCCTGCATCGATTAACTGATTAATTAAGGTATTAACAGAATCATTGAGCGGCCCTAATAAAGCGCCAAAACCCAAATCGTAAAATGAGCCGTCGGGACTTGGGATTAGAGAATATTTCTTAAAATGTTGGCGGCCTTTTATCCGTAGAATTTTATCGCCTTTCATTTCCACATCGGACCGTCGAAATCGTGGGACAATGCGCAGGACTTCATACGTGTCTTTTAGGATCGTGACAATGTAGGGTTCTTTGTAACCGTCTTCGTCTAAATCCAAAAACCAATGCATTTCAAGCAACTTGTAAGGGTCCGTCATTTGTCTTTTGGGTCGTGTTATACCCTGGCGCTCATCCACCCCTTGCTGAATATGGTCGGTTCCATCGTCTTGCGCCCCGGATAACTCTACCCGGCGGTAAATCCCCATACGAAAATAGGTTTCCAATTCATTGGGGTATTTCTCGATAACATGCGTGACACACGACGCACCCTCTAAGGATTTGGCAAAATAATTCACCACCAAATCTTTGGGTAGAACCATTCGAGAACTTAATTGGCTTTTCTCGGGATCGTAGAAGGTTTTTTTGAAGACGGTTCCCACTAAAGGTAAGGCCATTAGTAGACGGTCCATTTCTTCTTCCCAGGACTCGTCTTCCTCTAAAACCTGATAACTCATATGGGTTTCGATCCGCCGCGCTCGACGCAGCTTTTCCATGGTCGGATCGTTACCAATCACCCGCATTTTGACGATGTTGGTGCCGCTGACCAATTGACCATACACCCGGGATTGAAACTGAATACAGGCCACCGTCAATAAGGGAAATTTAACGTTACTGGCCCCTTCCCAGGGAGTATTCTTTCGTTCTGGGACTTGTAAGGCCAGCTTGTTGGCCTCTTTGTATCGCGTTTCCCAATCGTTACGTGATTCTAAATCGGTTTTGTATTGGTCGTTTCCGTCCCAACCAATCTTACTGAGTTCATCTTCATTCAGTTTATCCGCCAAATTTTCACCATCTTGACGTGTTTTTAGTATTTGATTGATATTCATAACTCGTCTACAGTAGATTTATGGTTGAAAAAGTGATGGAAAAAGACATTGGCCACCTTGTCATTTGCGACACTTGTATGGATAACTACTCGGATCGTGAAGAAAGAGGGGGGTTTATCTTCAATTCTTGGGCGGTCTGCCCTAAATGTTCAGACGATTTCTTGAAAGACGTGGAAAAATACAACGAACAGAAATTCATTAAGGCGAAATGCCCTGAAAACCAATCGTTTGCGGATTTTGTGCGCGAATATCGAGGCAATAACACCAAAATCCAGGTATTTACCGACTAATACCCTGTCGTATTACAAATCCCTGTGTATTCAAAGTCTTCTTCTTCTTCCTCCAACCATGCCTCGGTGTATTCCTCATCGGTCGGTGCTTCGGTCATTTCATCGAGCATCAAACCCATCCATGCGAACATATCCACTTGGTCCTTGTAAGGCCATTTGGGGAAGTGCAACAATTCTTCTTCGAAATCGGCGTACCACTCGGCCTCTTTGTTGAATTTGACCTTTCCTGCCCGCATCCTGGCCCGGATAGACTGTGCCCTGGCGAGTTTGTCTTTGGTCGGAGGTTTGGCGTCGATATTGATATAATGCTGCTCATCGTCCATACGCTTGAATAAGAAGGGGCCGATAGAACGTTGGATGTTTTCAGCCTCTAAGCGAAAGGTATCCGGTTCGAATCGTCTGGCCAAAGAGAATATCTCGTCGGATATTTCCAAAGAGTCCCAACGTCCACGCCGCACGTCTTCTAAGTGCAGTACGCCGTCGCTATCCATTCCACCGGCCCCGAGCGCCGTAAACGCTGATCGTTTGTTTTCCGTAATGGCCAAATCCCCCGCGCAATAGAAGGTCTTAAACCGTTGGAAGTCTTCAATTTCCATAGGAATAAAATCTTCTTTTCGAAAATAGGCAGTAGTCTGATCAATCGGATCGTTTAGGTATTCCTGACCGTAAACGTCTAGCATTCCCTGTTCGGCAAAATCCTTACGTATGGCTCTAAGGCGTTCCTCTGAGTACATTTCAGGCCATAACAAATTTTTAAAATCTTCGTCATGGGCGCGATAAAGCACTGATTTCCACGCCCGTTTCTCGGTCGTACTCATCTTTAAGGGCGTAAAGACCGTTTCCTTGCCCTTCATGGGCGGCATAAGTCGCATTAAGAGCGAATCCATGTGCATGACGGTGCCGACGACTCGAATTTTTCCCCCGTCGCGAATAATCGGTTTAACCGCACCGTAAAACCAACGCCTGAACTTCTCCCTGCGTAATTCACTGCTGACTAATTCTTCGTCCTCTAAGTCATCGCAATTATGACTTAAACCAAACTCAGTATTGTATGTGTGCGATTCGGCTTTAATTGGAATAAATACATCTTCTTCGACATATTGAGTTTCTTTTACTTTACGCCATAAAAATCCGTTTTCGATAAAACATTTTTGAATGCCATATCGTGTTTGGTTTTGTATGTCGTACCCAAGTATTGAGGCATTTTCCTTGAATCGTAAATCATATTTTTTTTGAGTTTTAAGTAATTGCCCACGAATTATAACTGTCGATGGCTCAAGTCCATGGCGGATTGAAGATGGGACATTTAATCTCGCTAATATTTTTTGTACTTGTATTAGTCCTGGGTAATGAATTGACGTTAATCGTACTTGTTGGTTTTTGTAATCGACAAATCCATCGGCATCAATGTAACCATGGATGATATTTTTTTGTTTTTCGTGGTCGAGTTTTAACACCCACTCTGGTGCTTCTTTTCTTGAATTGCCGTGTTTCCATTTTTTAAGCCATCGTGATAATGCTCTGTCAGAAAACAATAATTGGTAACAGGCTTCTTCTTTGTCAACAATTACAAATGGTTTATTATTCTTTTTTAAATAATCTTCGAGTCTTTTACCTATAATATCTTTTTGTTTGTCAGCAATCGTGACGCCAACTCTATCTTTTGTTAAATGGCCATCACCCCACCATAATCCGACCATCCACCAGAATTCATCTTGATCAAACCATGGGTATAATTTATTAATTATTATTGCTTCAGCAGTTATTACACGACCTTTTTCATCTCTCTCTACAATGTTTCTTGAATCATATTCAATAGGTTGCGGAGTTAATATTTCTGTGTCAATTTTCTGTCCGATATAACATACTTTATCGAGATTTTGTGCTTCTATCCAATCTTCTTCAGAAGTAGTGTATTCTTGGTGATGGTATTTTTTACCATCTATCATTTTGCATTGTTGTTTTGAATATTTTTTTACACCCCAATAGCGATGTTCTGGAGTAACACGTTCTTGATAAGGTAATCCATGGACACGTACATCGTATCCGTCTTTTTTAACTTCATTTGCAGTAGGATGTTCTTCTACTTTATGGTATCCATATTCTGTTTCTACGATAGTTCCTTTTTTATGACAAACCACCATAGAGGGACGTTTTCGTTCCCATTTCAGGCCACGCATTCTCTGTTCTGCGCCTTTAACTATGATTCGAAACCGAAATCCAGAATGTTTTTCAACAATGATTTCCGTTTCTCTTTCTTTAATGAATTTTTTAATTCCGAGTGCAGGATGAGTTTGTAATATTTCGTTTTCTTGTAACTCAACTTTAATGTCGTTCAAAAATCCTGACGCCAATTCCTCATTAGCCGAAATCAGCAATACATGGGCGTGTTCTTCAAATAAAACCGACGCCAACACATAAGCAAATGTTACGGCTGTACTTTTTGCGCTTCCACGCGGAGCAGCAATCGCAACCTGTGGATTCTCCGAGGTGCATAATTCCCACATTTCCAAATGGTGCGGAGGGACCGGCTTAGGATCGTCATAGCGTATGGCGAGAACCGATTCGGTAAACCCGTTGATTGTCTTCCAACTGATCGGATCAAGCTGCTTTGTCACGCCAACTCACCACCCCGCCGCGGATCCACATACCGTCGGGCAATTCGTCAATTTTTTGACCCGCTCCATTTGTGAAACGGTTAATTACTGTGCCTAATTCTTGCCCAGCTATCCCGGTTTGAGCCGCAATTCTCTCGCCCAGAAAGAATACCGCACTGAAGGTCAGTCCTTCTTTTTTGACGTAATATTTCATATCTCTTATACTCTATGGAAAGGGGACCACATGATTACATTGAAAGCATTTCTGACCGTGACGGCTGGCGTTATCATTAACGAGCCTGATCCACAATATTCTCGCCGTTACGAATATACTTCCGAAGACTATGCCATTGATCAAAATAACGGCAATCCCGAACGTTTTAACGCCATTATATACGAGGCCAGTGATTACGCTCTGGATATCACCAATCCTGGGATGGTGAATTGGGTTAAGACGGAGTTTGTTTGGCTTTAAGGACCGAAAAGAGGGGGCAGCGCATCGATCAACTTTAAAACGGTATCCTCGTTGAGATAGCCTAAAATTAACAAAATAATAATTAGGATAAAGATATTGAATTTGTTAATCAGGGCTAAAATAATGTCCTTCATAACCGAACGCCTTCATTTCTTCTTGATGGAACGTTTCTATTTTTTGAATTTGCGCTGGCGTTAATTTGTCCTGGTACGTCGTTCGTCCGTTGTTGAAAAAGACCGCCCCATTCTTCTGCTCAACAAAACCCTTATCGGTTTCTTGTTGTTTTAATTGTTCAAAATTGGTTAATTCGATGATTTTATCGACATTTTTGATCGGTAATTCCAATAGGTTTAATAAATTGGAGAACACACTAACAGTATCCGCCAATAAATCTTCATACTTGATGAAAATCACCTCAAAGTCGGGGCATTTCCACGATCTTAACCACGTGGACCAATCACTTAATAAGTAATATTTATAATCCTCAAACGTCCCGGCCTTTTCTGAATTTAGATTAGCGATCACTTCATCGAAGGATTGTTGGTAGAAATTCGCCAAACTGATCACCAAATCTCTGGGATCACGTACAACAACAATCGCCCGTTTGGTTAATTGTGGGGGAATAGCCTTAACCCCAAAGGCTTCGTAATTGCCCCAATGGGTCTTGAGAAAGGGACCGGCCCAAAACTTGTTCATATGGTACAAGGCGGCTGTGCGTACATGCATCACGTCTTTGGGTTTACTCCCATCGATCAATAACGCCTTGTAAAAATGGGGTTGATAGTCTAAGTAGGTGCCTTGGATATTATTGATATTGCAATGGCCACTAAAATACGTAGAAAGCAATAATCGTACCCAGGTGTTGCCCGATTTCGGGTAAGAAGCGATCCAAGTGATCAAATTTTAAACTCCAACCAAGCGGCCAATAATCCCCCGACAAAGAACCCGCACGTGAAACCAATCACAAAAACTTGTCGATAGAGGTTTGTCATTGCTATACTCAGGAATTAAGGGGGCCAATAATGACAAAACCAGGAATCACTTACTCAAATGTAGCTAGCGCTGCAAAGCAATTAAAAAAAGCAAATCTTAGCATCACTATCGACAATATACGGCATATTCTTGGCACTGGTAGTAAAACGACAATTTCGCGACATTTAAAAGTCTGGAAAACAAAACAAAATAGTGCCGAGATAAGTATTCATAAAATTATTGGCTCGAATATTAAATTACACCGTATAAAAGCCGGTTACACACAAGCTCAACTCGCAAAAAAATTAAAAATAGAACGATCTAGCATAACCAATATTGAACTAGGAAATCAAAAACTTTCTGTAGATAAGTTATTATTGATGAGTGAATTATTTCGTATTGATATTTCGATATTAGTCAATACAGATATTCAGGTTTGTCCAACTTGTGGGCAACCATTGCTATGAAATCATTACTATCTGGTAAGAAATTTAATCGACGCCATACGACTTTTGTTCCCGGTGCCAAAGATTTTTTACATCAATTGAAAGCCTTGGATTGTGTTAAGAAAATCACATTAGGCCCGATCACCCCCACCAAAACCGGCGTCATAAGCGCAAAAATTCGTCGGATAGACGGTCATTTAATTGAAATTCTGTTTAGAGACTCAACCGCTGTACAATTGTTTATTCTTGTATCGTCAAATAAATATCCGGTCAAAGCGTTACTTGAGCCTTACCAAAAGAAGCCCTCAAGCAAGACGAAACCAAAATACAAACCCGTCGATAAGCTACCTAAGAAAAATAAAAAAATGGATAAACAGCGACGATTAGCCTATCAACGCTCGAATGATTTCAGCAATCCGACATTGGGCGATATTTTTAAACGGGTGATAGATAATGACCGATAACAAAGGACCAGACGACTACCGAAGCTGGGAAATACCTTCCAGTATCCATTGGTACATTCTCAAACACCGTAAACCTGTTCGTTGTTACGATATGCGTAAGGTCGAAAAGAATTTATCCTATCGTAATAAATGCGTTCGACGCACTTACCTGCCCAATAATACCTTGATCTCTACCATCTTTCTGGGTCTTGACCATCAATACAACAATCCTGAAGTCCCGCTATTATTCGAAACCATGATAAACGTAAACGGGGACTTTTTGGATTATCAAACCCGTTGTTCCACGTGGCGACAAGCCTTAAAAATGCATTGGAAAGCGGTTGAGGCGGCGAAACGTGACCGATAACGCAACTCTAAAATATAATTTCTCTAAATGCTCGTTAAAAGAAATCCAGCGATTGGTAGAAAAACCCACTACATGGATCGGGCTACCCCCGGAACAAGCCGTTGAATTTGCGTTATTCATCATAAAAAAAGCCAAAAAAATTGGATTAACCAAGCCGATAACGATTGAACTGCCGTGAATAAGCTCCCCAAAATCCCCAATGATATGGCTTTGATTTTGGCGCATATGGAATTAAACAAATCCAATAAATTACGCGCTGACTTAAATCGCGTCGAACCCGATGGTGGTCAATTTCTTGACGAATTCATTGATCAGTTAAAAGAGCGTATTCTTGAATACAAGAAGGTTGATAATGAAAATCACCAACAATAAAGAATACCTTAAAGCGATTATGGTCCGTCGTGATTTAAAACAAGACATTAAAGGCATACAAAATAACTTCGAACCCCGCGATTATCCAGAACAATATTTTATCGCGGAATATCTAATCAATATTTTTAACGTTGTGATCACCGCTTATGAGAACGGTGCTACCAGTGAATTAACCTTTACGTAAATCATTTTCATCAAGGACATAATATGACCACACAAGAACTCCATAACCTCGCCATTACGATTGCCCACGATATATTCATCAATTGCGGTGACTTGCCGACCAAAATGTTTGCGGAACTGCCTGATAATAAATTGATCAGTTGTTCTAGACCCTTTGAAACCGATGATGAGAAACAAGACACCTTCAATATGTACGCTGTTATTCTGACGATGACAAAGGCTGTTCGGTATTCGTTATTTAGTGGGGCTTGGTTCGCAAAAGAACAAAAAGGCCCGTTTCGCCTCCCCTCACAACGTTCCGATCAAAAAGAAGGCGTCTTCATATCCACCCGTGATAGAGAAGAAAAATTCTTTACCTGCTTCGAGATCAAACGCCCTGAGAACCAGTTAGTTGACGCTGGTATGGACGGTGAGGGTTTTGACGACGCGGTTAACTTATTTAAACGCATTAATCCTAAGAAAGCCTCCAGCATTGATGTTGACGCCTTGGCCAAAGACTTTAATTCTATCGAGAAACCCGATTGGTACAAAGAATGGGATATGGACGGCTTCTTGAGGACACAATAATGACAGACGAATACAGTAAAGGCTTAGAACAAGTCGCTAAATTAATCAGCAAGATGATCAACCCTGAAGATAAAAAGCATGGCTTCATCCTGCTGGTCTACCGAGATAACGAACCCGGCAATACCGATATGGTCAGTAACCTGTCTACCGACAGCGTGAAAATGGCACTTAAGGATTTATTGGAGACGATTGATAAACAATGAAAATAGTACAGCATGTTCCGGGATTCGTAGAACTTGATAAACCACCTGAGTCCGATGAATTCTCGAACTATGATGAATTAATTCAAATCCCTTTTATAAAACGTTGGGTAAACAATGGTAATTTTAAAAATCTCGCTCTCTCTTCTGCTTACACAAAAGAATTAAGTCTTCTTATAGCCATCATGAAAGACAGTCATTGGGTCTTAGGCTACATCGATTCACCCACTGTTGATTGGTTGCCTGAATGGGAGAGAGACTCGTAATGAAAGAAATTACTTGGACCTGCCATATCTGCGGCAAAGAACGACCCGACCATAAAATAAGTGTTTACACAAAAGACACCAGTGCTAACTTAGGGTTATCTCCCGGCACAATAAAACAAAATATCCGTTATTGTAATGACAAACCAGAGTGCAAAGAAAAAGCTAAGGATTTTGATTTTTTCGACAAAGAATAAATGTCGGCACCTGAGTTATAGGCCGAGATATATTCCCGGTATACGCGAAACCAAACTTAATTAAAACAAGGACTTAGTTTTTGTAAAACTAACGGATTTCAGTTGTTCGGAAATACCGAATACCTAAAACCAAATCCCCAGAAATACCCCGATTAAGACCCCGATAGAGAATAAACTGACGTAAATCCTCATTAAATCCTGCCTCAGCTTGTCTGTTCTGGCTTATTATTTAAAAGTAATACCAGCATTAGGGGTAGATAGAGAACGTTTGATAGAGCTTAACTGGTTGAGGAAAAAGTCGCTTTTAATTTTGTTGGAGTTTTGGGTTGGGGGCTATGTTGATTTCCGTCATACCCGGTTTTGCCCCTCCCCCCTTCTCTGGAGACGATATATTATGTCAAACTATATGAATCAATAACTTACACGCCTACACTGTGCCTATAGTAGCTCATAGGTAGCATATTTTATTAATGTGTATGTTATGTTGTTATTAATCAGTAGTTTGGGGATTGAATAAACTGGTTACTAACTAGTTACTCTGTACTGCCCTCAATGACCTTGGCTTGGCTCATTGCGTCGAATTGTCCTTTAATATCAATTAGATGAGTTGTTGTTGACTGAGTGATACTAGTGGCTAAGCTGTTGTTTATTCTCTGCTTATCGTACATTATACCAAAGATAGTGGCGCTATCCTTGGCACTAACAGGCTTCATTATGACCTCGCCAGCCTTGCTATCGTAGGTTGCATACTCACCGTTATCCAGTCTTTCTTCAACGTTATCAAAGGCTTTATTGATTATCTTGGTTGTACGAGAATTAACCAGTTGTTTATTTATGTGTTGAGTTTGGTTGATACAGTCGGCCCACCAATCAGAGTTAACCCAGCCAAACAACGTCCTATAAGGTATACCAATTACACGTGATGTAGCTCTGATAGTACCAATTACAATATAAACGGCAACTGCTTCAATTTTTTGTTGTTTTGTGTAGTTTGAATTGTTATTTAATGCGCCTTCAGGCAATTCTATACATGCGGCGTATTCTTGAGCCATTACAGTATCATCATAACTAATATCATTCAACTGACTGTAATCAACTGCAAGATTATTGCTCATTCTCTTATCCTATCTATTACGCTGGGACACATTCAATCTTGTCCTCTGCCTGTAACTGCATACTTGGCATATCTTTATGTGGTTTTGGTGTGTTCGCACGTCTACAGCCGTTTGCTTTGTGCATATAGGGCAGTTTACCACGCTGATAGACTTCATTTTTAAGGTTTTCCATACCCTTTTCGCTTCTTACCTTTTTTATTTCCCTTGCAAGCCATTTTAATTCCCCTTGTAATCAATGAGTTAACGTAATTATTCAATTAATTGTTAAATACTATTAATGTAACCATTGCTAAATAATGTATATACTGCTAATATTAGTAATAAGTAAGTACTGTTTATTATCAATCAACCACTTAGTGAGGTTCACAATGCCAATCACACAATATAATACTGTTTTTATAGCCAAACATTTAATCCCTGCAATTATCAATGGTGATTTTAGTGGTTTAGCAGTTAATTCATAGTTACACAGCATCATTAAACCTAATACCTGTTTTGAAGTATCCAGCGAAGAATACGACAAACTTTACAAATGCGAGATAACCTTCAAGGTGACCGATTGCTCTGAAGTAAAACTATTCGCTTAACCGTGTAGCCGATATCTACACTTAACCACAATATACTAGGGGTATATTATGAATCAACAAGACGCCGCAAAAATTCTACAAATCAACGGGGACATTAATCCCGATATTGTTAAAACCGCTTATCGTAAGTTAGCCATGAAGTATCATCCTGACCGTAACCCGGCTGGGCTTGAGTTGATGAAGCTGCTTAATATGGCTTTTGATGCCTTAAAGTCTATTACCCGCAATATTGACGTAACAGAATCCGCTGATTCGTACAAAAATGGTGCGTCTAACTATGGTGATGCGCTTAACAATGCAATCAACGCCATTATCAATCTGGGTCTTACGATTGAAATATGCGGTTCATGGGTATGGGTATCAGGTAACACCAAGCCCCACAAAGAAGCGTTGAAAGCTGCCGGTTTTAACTGGAATTCTAAAAAAGTGAAATGGTCTTTTCGTCCATCTGGTTACAAGTCTGCTAACCGTGGGCTTTGGTCAATGGATAAAATACGTGATACCTACGGTAGTCGTAAAGTACAAAACGCAACATTTAAACAAGTCGAAGCGTAATCAACTCATCATATAAATAACAGTCGAGGCAAACCATGGAATACTACAAAGCACAATTACAGCCAATTTTAGATGAATTAACTAAAAAAGGAGCCTATAACACTGATATTAAAATCAAAGTTTGTACTGGTGATTATAAATCTCACTGGATTAACATCAATTTAGATAGTATCGGCGTATTACATCAATTTCTACACGTTATACAAAACGCCAAGATCGATGTAATTACAGGCAAAACCAGTGAGTAACCACTATCGATGCTCTACCCGTATTTGTCGTAAACGGGTATCACTTAACAAAGGGCAAGTGCTTGGCGCTTGTCCTAAGTGCGGGAATGATACATTGCGCCGTGATAAAGCCCATGAAAATGAGGCTCGGCGTAATGGGTGTAATTGTGATGCTACTCACCACAAACACCGAAAAGGATCTTACATCTATTGTACGTATTACACGGGTAGTCTAACCGATGAAGACTACCAACAATTCCATGACCAAATTATTAAACAATCGCGTAGTTATTAACCAAAGGGGACCAAAATGTTAACCGATAAACAAGTTAAGAAATTTACACCAATTATGCACAATTTTTTAAATGGGAATAACCCAGACTTTAACATGGCTATTCGTAAATTGACCAAACTCGAATTAATGCTATTAACTACTTGCAGCTATGAAGTAATGTATTTAGGTAAACATAAAAAGTTGCATTTAGAGGAAAAAATTATATACGCACTAGAAACCAAGTAGTTACTATCAATCAACTATGGGACCGATAACCATGTCTATTCAATACCGAAGTAGTGAGTACAGACAGTTACAATCGCTCTTAAGTGACAACTTAAACTATCAAATGTTTGCTTATCCTGGGAGTGACAAACCAAGACTTAAAATCATTAATTCCGATGGTTTAACCGTGTTGTATGCTGATTTTGATACGGTGATCGGTTTCGTTTTGAATATTTTGGATACTCACAACATACCATATAAACTAGGGGGATAACATGAATACAATTTTATTAGCTGATAAGGCGTTTATTTCAACGCGAATGACGCCTAAACAAACCGCGAAACACCTACAGAATATATCAACGAAATATCACTATGCTTTTAATCCACTCCAAACTCACAAGATGGGGAACGCTGAGCGATCAATTTTTAAAATCCTGATTGAGAATCACATCTATCGGATTGTGTGGCATAACGACACCTTAATTTCCGTATGGGTATCAGAGTATGGGTTTGATAATGAGGTTAAACACTGGCCACAAGACGACAATTAATTAATCGTGTGTAAGGGGGGCCGATATCCCCCTTTACACACTGACCATCATCAACAATCTAGGGGACCGAGATAATGGCTAAACACATGATACAAGATAGTAACGGGGCATACCACATTAAAGGCGCAACACATTTAGAAATTCTCAAATTGGCCAGCGATATTATATTAGCACAATTGGAAAATAAGGATGTTATGGGCAGTCCAGACGACACCCGCAAATTTATACAATTGCGCTTATCTTGCCAAGAGTCTGAGCGTTTCTGTGTGTTATATCTGGATAGCCGTAATCAAGTGATCGAATTTGAAACACCCTTTTATGGGACCATTAACGGCGCGAGTGTTCATCCACGTGAAATAGTCAAACGTGCGCTACACCATAACGCTGCAGCGGTCATATTCGCCCACAATCACCCCTCTGGGTTATCTGAGCCAAGCAATGCCGATAAAACCATTACCCAGGGCTTAAAGAACGCCTTAGCTTTAGTCGATGTAAAGGTGTTGGATCACTTAGTTGTGGGTAATGACGTGCTTTCCTTTGCTGAGCGTGGTTTGCTATAATTAGCATTATATATTATTAGTTGTATATATTAGAGGTATATATTAGAGGTAATTATGGTCACAAATCCAACAAATGAAGAACTTAGGCGCTTGAAATCGCTACACCGTCTTACTATCCCCGATATTGTCGATTTACTTACATCGGTTAAGTGGGGTGGTCCGAGTGAAAGCGGGGTAGGCTCTTGGCTGGCTGTGAGTAAAAACAACCGTATGCCTGCCAATTCACTGGATTTATTAAAAATACGGCTTGATGAAGCTGGATTTCGCGAGGATTAACATGAAAAAACTTATTATTATGGCTTTATTCATCACCGGCTGCGCTCATAATCTACCATCAATCAAAGCGCACACGGTTAAAAAAGGTTACAACTCTGACCAAGTGACGCAAATTATGGGATATCCACAAAACGTCAAAGTACAAGGCGTTCAAGAACTATGGCAATACTGTGTGACAGGGATGAGACAATCTGATTTTGCCGAAATATTATTTATTGATGGCAAGGTGTCGCGACTACAAACTAAGAAATTACCTAGTTTTGGTGCAAGTTGCCAAATTGCTTTCTCTACAGATTTTTGGTTTGTTTTGGGTAGATGAAAAAATTTCTTATTCATATCGATAACTTAGTACAGCAATCATTTAAACGTATGAATCAATTAATAAGGTATGGTCAATTTATTTTATATCTTCACGTCTTGGTTGTTATTGTGGCTCTTGGTAATGTTTTGTTTTTAGACGCCAATTATGCGGGTTATATTTCTTATGCTTGTCTTTTTCTTACGATGTTTTTTTTATATATTAACAAGCGTATAACAAAACATATGACCGCAATAACCGTCTCATTAGATGGTTTAACAACTTCACTTGATCCTACTAAGTTGATGAATCCTGATCTTGTTGTGGCGCAAATAAAGCTATTCAAAGATAGAGTAGAAACACCCATTTTTACAATTATTTTTAAAGTTTTCTGAGAGGTTTACTATGCAAAGAGACGAATTAGAACATCAAACCAAACTTACCGAATTAGACAGGATACGTGGCGAAATTCGCAAACAATTAGCGCAAGAATACCACTGGGAAGCTCAGCGCATGTATTGGTTAATTTTGGGTATTGCTGCGGTTGTTGCGGTAATTATTAACGGTCTTAAACCACTTTGGTCTAATTAAAAAAAGGGCCATTTGAGGTTGGCCCTTAAATGCCCACTACTCATTTACGCAAAAATTTCAACGACTTAAGATGATTCTGTGATTGAATTTATAATCATTTCAAGTATATACCAAAAATAGCAGTTCCTCGGTGCCGAATCAAGCAATTTTAGGCAATTGATGTGAATTTATTGCACTTAAGACACCGATTAATATACTTTGTGCCTCATATCGCTTGGCGGTATACGTCCTGATACTGCAATTCATCGCGGCGGCACCGCTTGAGGCCGGTACTTGTTTTGCATAGTACAATTCTAATACGTGTATCGCGTCCTTATCCATATGAAAGCTCATGATTAAATCAAGGTTCTCGGCGCTCTCGCTGCGGTATACAGGCTTAACTGTGCGCTTCTTGGTTAATGGGCTGTCCATCCGTGAAAGTGTGTAATCTTGACCTGGGGACCGGGCTGAGCGTAACCAAAAGCCCCACTCACGCAATCGTGCAATCACCATTGGTTTGTCAACACCATGCATTTACGTTTTCCCCTTCGTGATAGATTTCAATTGTTGTTCGTTCCAACGTCTTGTTTTTCGCTTTTTTGCTACGCAGACAGATTTTTTGTATTTCGTCGGTCGAATCATCGCGTAATAATCCGCACTTGATAAGGCCATCCAAGACGGCTTTAATCGATACACCATCTGGGTCGTGCTGTCCCCATCGATAACTTGTAACTGCGATAATGAGTCGTGTATCCAATGGCGTAATTGGCTCCTTTCGTGGTGATTCATGGCAAGAATGCGATTCCATAATGGCAATGGATATGGAAGCTCGATCTTAATATTCAATCATGCCGCCCCTTCGAATTTCTTGTACATCTTCGGTACGAAGGGGATTAAATCATTTTGCTGACACCAATCGACGAAATCATTAGGGTGCATTTTTGTCAAAGAATCGACACCAAATATCACATAAAGTTGATCAACGGCCCATTTAACCAAGTATTCATTTTTGAGTTTATTCCAATCCATGCCGTCTAAGGCGTTTTCCCCTTGCTGGTGCTGCAGTTGGTGTTCTTTGTCCGTTAGGGGTATACAGGAATAGGGTGGTTTATAGCCCGTACCAGCCTCTCCTGCCCTTCTAACGTGTGCGGCAATACATCGGCCTTCCCCGTGAATCCACTCGCTAAAATCGCTGCTATAGGCGCTTGGTTGGGTTTGTATCCAGTTCCGGTATTGTTTATCAGTCCCTAATGCCTCTAAGACTTTGGGTGCGTAGAAAAACCCGGATCGATACAAACTGGCGGCGTAATCGCCCCATGGTCCTTTTTGTCCCAGTTTATGTATTTTCGCTTTTGTTGGTTCTTCTGATATCGTTTGGTCTTCTGTCTCGGTTTCGTGTAACTCATTTTTTAGTGATGCCCCCTTTGTGATTAGAGCGATTGCGGCGGGTGTTCCCCTTTCGCCAAACATTTTAAATGCAGCGGCAGCGTTTCGTGGTTCAAAATCGAA